AAGAAACTTACAGATATTAAAAAGAAGTTAGAGCAAGAAAAGATTAAAAAGGCTTCTAATATAGGAAAAGGTCAAGAATTAGATGAAGCTGGTCCTGGATTCAAACATGATTGTGCTGCTAAAGTAATTCATAAAGAACACGGAGCAGGTAACACCATTCCAGAAAAACATACCTTAGTAAAAGAAGGTAATAAGTACGTAGTTACTCATTATGACGTTTTATTTGAAAACGGAAACACAGTATTAGATATACCGGTAAACGAACTAGATATTAAAACTACTAACGAACACTGGCATAAAGGGTATAAAAAGAAAAAAAAATAATAATATATGAGAAATTTAACTCCAACTACAACAGGTAAACCATCAGGATTTAAAACTAAATTAGTAGCAGAAAAAGACAACTTTGGTAAAGGTAAAAAGAATCTTGCTACTGTACGTGTAGTAGAATAAAAATTTTAAAATGGATAACTTAGAAAAGTTTATACTAGAAGCTTTTGGACAGGTAAACGAAGATACTATAAAACCAAAAGACCTGCCTGCAGCTTTTAAAGCAGCTATAGAAAAACGCCACGGTCCTTTGCACCCACAAGACTTCTTTACTCAGGATATGACTCGTTATATGAAGTTTGATGGTGAGGATAAAACAACTGGTCAAGTAAGTCATAAAGTTATACCTATACCTTCTTTTGATAAAATGTATAACGACTATCATGATATAGTTCAAGATATTAAAGTCTTAATGAGAGATAAAGATGTCAGGACAGATCAAGCTGCTAGAGAGTTATTTGAACTTATCAGAACTAACTTTAGAAAACTACAAAGGTATCTAAGAACAGAAAGACCTGATCAGTATGCTCTTATAAGAAATAAAGCTTCTATAGCAGAGCTACATGAAATGTTTGTTAGTCACGCTTCTCTTATCATGGAACAAAGGGCACATGATTTAAAAATAGGTAGAGTTAAAAATATAGATATATTTGTACAAGACCAATCGTCATTTACAGATACAATGTTCTATATTTTAGTTGATACTACAAATGGAAAAGAATACCAAGTAGGTGTTGATGTAGGAGGAGAAGCAGTAGATTTAAATTACGTAAAAGAAGAAATTCCTATACTAGCTAAGATGGGCTTTCCTAATGGAGATGCTATTGGTAATTTTATCGTCAAAGATATAAATAAAGAGTTAGAAGAAGGAAAGGTACTAAATGAATCTATGCTAGATGAAGTAGAAGATGAAGAAGAACCAACACCAGAAGAAGCACCAGATACTACTGCACCAGAAGAAACAGTACTAGAAGATGCTACAGATAAAATACTAGGCAAATTTCCAACTGTAAAAGCAGCTATTATAAAGTTACAGACTGAACAATTTAAAGAGTTTGTAGAATCTATTGATTGGATATCTCCTAGACCTTCATCATTTAGAGTTAATCTAAAGAACGGTCAAGACTATATACTTAAATGGACAGGTAAAACTTTTGAAGCTCAAATATTAGGTAAAAGATATTTACTTTCAAATATTGCAGAATATCAACAAGCATTAGATAAATTAGCTATCCTTTACAAAGAAGCACCAATGAGTGGAGCTGGAGATGGTGAACCTGCTGATACTGACACCGGAGGCGGTGGCGGTGGCGGAGGAGAGTTTCCTGGAGAAGAAGGAGGCGCCGAAGGTGGTGAAGAAGGAGGAGAAGATCTAGGAGCAGATGATGCTGGTGGAGAAGAAGGAGCTGATTTAGGAGGTGAAGAAATTGACTTTGAAGAACCAGCCGAAGAACCTGAAGCATAATGAATCTTATAGACAAAGCTATATTAGAATGGTCGTATAAGACCACTAAAGGATATCCTGACATTAATAGTCAAGAGGATATGGCTTTGTTTGAATCTATATTTGGTTTTAATTTAAACGAAGCTAAGAAACCAATTACTTACTTAACTACACAAGCTCAGATAATCGCTAAAGAGCTAATTAGTAAGCTTAATTTAGATGATGGAGAGATAATGGCTCATTCTAAGAACCGTATAATAGTGTACACTGACAGGCCAAGACAGGATGTATTTTCTGCTCTAGCTACTTTAGGGTACGAAAAAGACGCTATAACAGGTTCAAGTGCAGGAGGTTTTAGAACACCTGAAGGTATAGAGATTATACATAAAGCTCAAACTTCAGTAGGAAATGCAGGACTAGATAACGAAGATATAGTTGTACAAAAGGTAAAAGAGTTTGCAGCTATACATGGAAAAGTTAACGTAGTAATAAAAGGTCAGAACAAAACACTTACTTATAAAGGAGTTACTTCAGCATCCGGAGTAGGAAGAGATACAGGAGATAACAAGAAAGCAGATATTACGCTACATGCATCATCTGAAAGCATTCCTATTTCGATTAAAAAAGACGGTTCATTTAGATGGTCTTCAGCAATGAAATCACACGGAGACTTATTCCATAAAATTATGGGAGATGCGTATGAAGGGAAAAGGGACGACTTAAAGCTAGTAACGGATGAAGAAAATCCCAGACTACTTAAAATGGTCAACCCGAAGAACGACCTACCCTACGGAAGAGTACATGTTATAAATGCTCCAGATTTAGATTTTGAATCCATGGCTTTTGGCTCTGATAACTCCACAGTAGTACAGAGAACTTTTACCGATGAAGATTTCAAACTTGATAATGAAACTATAACTATTATTGCAACTAAAGTTTACGATAAAGTAAGTGATTTTGAAGATGGAGATCAACCAATAATTCAGTTTGAAAGAAATGCTTCTAAAGCTACTAAAACAGACGGATATACAGGAAGAGGTATTACAATAAGAACAGTACCTATTTCTATTAAAAATAAAGCAACAGCTCGAGCAAATAATCTAACTATAGATTATAACGAACTTAAATAGTTATGGCACAAGACATAAAAAAAATAATTGCACAGGAGTATATCAAGTGTGCAAAGGATCCGGCGTACTTTATGAGAAAGTATTGCCATATACAGCATCCTACAAGAGGGCGTATATTATTTAACCTTTATCCTTTCCAAGAAAAAGTATTACATTTATTCAGAGACCACCAGTACCTTATTACTCTTAAGTCAAGACAGTTAGGTATCTCAACACTAGCATCAGGATATTCCCTATGGTTAATGTTATTTCATAAAGATAAAAACGTCTTAGCATTAGCAACAACTCAGGCCACTGCTCGTAACTTAGTTACTAAAGTAACCTTTATGTATGATGAATTACCTAAATGGTTAAAATTACCGGCTGTAGAAAAAAATAAACTATCACTGAGGCTTAAAAACGGATCTAAAGTACAAGCTAAATCATCATCACCTGATGCTGCTAGATCGGAAGCTGTATCGTTACTCTTAATGGATGAGGCAGCGTTTATAGATAACGTAGATGATACATTTACAGCGGCACAGCAAACGTTAGCTACCGGTGGACAGTGTATGGCACTATCTACTCCTAACGGTATAGGTAACTGGTTTCATCAAACATGGGAAAAAGCAGAAACTGGAGAAAATAGTTTTATACCTGTTAGACTTCCTTGGTCAGTTCATCCGGAAAGAGATCAAAGCTGGAGAGATATACAAGATCAAGATCTAGGTCCTAAAATGGCAGGTCAAGAATGTGATTGTGATTTCTTAGCATCTGGAGATACAGTCTTTGAAACAGACGATATGGCATTCTACGAAGAAACTTATCAACGTGATCCTTTAGAAAGAAGAGGTGTAGACGGTAATTTATGGGTATGGGAAGGAGTAGACTATTCTAAATCTTACATGGTAGTAGCAGATGTTGCTCGAGGAGATTCAACAGACTACTCTGCATTTCACATTTTTGATATAGAGAATGCAGTCCAGGTAGCTGAATACAAAGGTAAGCTTTCACCCAAAGAATTTGGAAATGTATTAGTAGGAATAGCATCAGAATATAACGATGCATTATTAGTATGTGAAAATGCTAATATAGGATGGGCTACTATAGAACAGATACTAGAAAGAGAATATAGAAATATGTATTACAGCTCTACTAGTA